ACTCGGAAATTGAGGTAGTGTGCGAAAAGGTTGACGACGGTTACAGCGGCGTTCTGTTCGACCGTCCCGCGTTCAAAGAGATGATGGAGCTTGTCAAGAACGGCGAAGCGAATTGCGTTATTGTCAAGGACTTGTCGCGGCTCGGTCGTGAGTACATCGAAACGGGACGTTATCTTCGCAGGGTGTTCCCCGCTTACGGTGTTAGGTTTATCGCCATAAATGATAGCGTGGATACATTAAATGATGAGCCTGACGATTTGACCGTTTCTGTCAAGAACATCGTCAATGAAGCGTACAGCCGTGACATTTCCGTGAAAACCCGCTCATCGCTTGACATAAAGCGCAGAAGCGGTGATTTTGTGGGAGCGTTCACCGTTTACGGCTATTTGAAAACAGGTGATAAACACAAGAGCCTAATAGTTGACCCGTTCGCCGCGAATGTGGTACGGGATATTTTCAGAAAGCGCCTTGACGGGTTCAGTGCGTATCACATCGCCGAGGAACTCAACAGGGCGGGTATTCTCTCGCCACTTGCCTACAAGCGTTCCGAGGGTCTGCCCTACGCAAAAGGCGGCTACGCTGATACGGAGGATTGTAGGTGGTCTGCAACGACAATCCTCCGAATTTTGAGCGACGAGATCTACACGGGAACAATGGTACAGGGTAAGCAGACAACGCCGCATTTCAAGCTGAAGGAACGTGAAATCAAACCGTCTGAGGAATGGGTGCGTGTGGAGAATACCCACGAAGCGATAATCGACAAAGCGGATTTTGATTTGGTACAGCGCTTGAAAGGACTTGATACGCGCACATCTCCGCAGTCCGATAAGGTCTATTTGTTTTCGGGGGTGTTGATTTGCGGGTGCTGCGGCGGCAGAATGACGCGGAAAATCAATCGCAGTAACGGCAAGGAGTACGTTTACTACTATTGCCCTACGGGTAAAAAGGGCGGCTGCAAATCCTCGTCAATGATAAAGGAAAGCGAGTTGACGGAGTGCGTTCAGAGCAGTCTTAAGGCGCATATAAACAGCGTGGTATCGCTTAATTCGGTTATCACGAGCGTGAACCGTGAGCGGATAAATCAAGGCTTGGTACAAGAATACACGGGCTACATAAAGGCGAACGAGGAACAGCTTGCAAGGGTCGAGGGTTTCAAGCGAAAGCTCTATGAAAACCTTGTCGGCGGTGCGCTTTCAAAGGAGGAATTTCTGCAATATAAGCAGGAGTATTCCGCGAAAGCCGAGGACATCAAAAAAGCGATTGAGGATTGGAATTGTAAGTTGGCGGAAGTCCTTGAAAATCGCGGCGAACGTAATCGGTGGCTCAATCATTTTCTGCAATTCGCCGAAATGGAGAAAATCGACAGGAGCGCGGTATCACGGCTGATACAGAGCATAAAAATAAGCGCCGACAAGCAAATTGAGGTGAGCTTTAATTATCAGGACGAGTACCACAAGTCGGTCGCTTTTATTGAGAAGATTTCAGAGGAAAGGAGAGCGGGATAATGGCAAGAAAAAGCAGAAAAAAAGTTGACGCTGCGCCTGTAAGAGCCGCGTTGTATCTCAGAACGGCTCTCTATGTTCGGCTCTCGGTCGAGGACGGTTACGGACGCAGTAATTCAATTGAAAATCAGCAGATGATTTTGAATGATTTTGTTTCCGGCAAGCCTGAATTTCAAATCGTTGATACCTACATCGATAACGGTTTGACGGGAACAAATTTTGACCGCCCAAATTTTCAGCGTATGCTTGCCGATATTGAGAACGGAAAGATAAACTGCGTTATCGTCAAGGATTTGTCAAGGCTTGGTCGAAATGCGATTGATACGGGCTATTATGTTGAACAGTATTTCGTTCAGCATAAAATCCGCTTTATCTCCGTAAACGACAATTATGATACGGCTGATGAGAGCAGTACGCGAAACGGTATAATTCTCCCGCTGAAAAATATGGTAAATGAAGCCTACGCGCTCGACATCGGGAAGAAAATAAAGTCGGCGGCGCACCAAGCAATGCTTGACGGAGATTATATAGGTTCGAGAGCGCCGTTCGGCTACAAGAAAGCTCCCGATAACTGCCACAAGCTGATAATAGACGAAGCCACCGCGCCGATTGTGCGGCAGATATTTGAGTGGGCGGCAAGCGGAATGGGTAAAAACACGATTGTGGTGCGGCTTAACGAAATGGGCGCGGTAACATCGAGCGTCCACAAAAGCAGAACAAGTGAGATAGACAAGCGGTACAAGAAAAATCGGAATTGGACTACCCTCACAGTCGCTCGTATTTTGGAAAATCCCATTTACACGGGCGATATGGTGCAGGGCAAAAGCAAGAGCGTTGGGCATAAACAGCAGAACGTACTGCCCGAAGAATACATCATTGTGCGTGATACGCACGAAGCAATTATAAGCCGCGAGTTGTTTGAAAGAGTTCAGCAGATACGCTCTGCCGTTCGGGAGGAACACAAGCAGAAGTCCGTTGAACCTTTCACGGAAAACATTTTCAAGGGTAAGGTTTTCTGCCCGCACTGCGGAAAACCTTTGCATAGACAAAGGACAAAGCGAAAAACCAAACCCGATATTTATTGGCTGCATTGTCTTTCTCCGTCAAGGGTATCTAAAGACGCTTGTATTGGCGTTAATATTGATGAAAGCGTTGTAATGGCGTCCGTTTCGGCGGCGATAAAGGAAAGGATCTCCGCACTTGGAAAAACGTTTTCGGAAACGGTAGCGACAGACAAAACGGACACGGCTCTGAAAAAAGAAAAAGCCTTGAAGCTCCGCAAATTGGAGCGCGTTCAAAGCCTTATCAAGGGACTGTATGAAAACCTTGTTGGTGGGGTGATTTCAAGCGAGGATTACGCCGAATTAAAGAGCGGTTACACATCAAAATCCGAGGAATTAAAAGCGGAAATTGACGCGATAAATTCCGAGATTGAACGGCTTGAAAAACAGCGTGAGCAAGCGGCGGAAACGAGGGATTGTGCAAAGTTGTTTCGTGAAAACAAGACGCTTTCGGCTGAATTGTTAGACCGTTTGGTTGAGCGTATCGAGATAAGTCACGACCACGATATCAACATTATTTTTCGGGGAAAGGAGAGTTTGTGATGAGTATAATCGCGCTTTACATAAGGCTCTCCGTTGAGGACGAGAAATACGACAGCTTAAGCGTGGAAAATCAGCAGAAAATTCTTCGTGAAAAGGCTATGTCGCTCCCCGAATTTGCGACTTGTGAAATCGAGGAATTTATCGATAACGGACACACGGGAACGAACTTTGAGCGTCCTGCCGTTCAGCGGCTTTTGGATTTGGTAAGGTCGGGTGAGATTTGTTGTATCCTCGTGAAAGACTTTTCGCGTTTCGGGCGTAATTCAATTGAAACGGGATATTTCATTCAGAAGGTATTTCCACTGTATCACGTTCGGTTTATATCGGTCAGCGACGGCTTTGACAGTGCGGAACACAAGGGCGATACGGGCGGTATGGATATTGCCTTTAAGTATCTTATTAACGAGTGTTACAGCCGCGATATGTCGGTCAAGAGCAGAACGGCGAAAATGGCGCGAATGAAGCGCGGCGAGTATCAGAGCAAGGTTTGTCCGTATGGCTATCAAAAGGGAGCGGACAGCAGATTAAAGCCCGATGAGGAAACCGCCGATAATGTTCGCAGGATTTTTGAATTGGCGGCAAGCGGCTTAAGCGCTGCGCAAATTGCTCACAGGCTCTACGAACTGAAGATACCTACGCCCGGCGAAATCAAAACAATGCGGGGGAACAAAACTCACGATGTTTCCCGTGTAAACGGTGTGTGGTGTACGTCAACGGTACTTCGGATTTTGGAGGACGAACGCTATACGGGTTTGTACATCATAAACAAGCGTCACGTTGTTGAAATCGGCAGTACGCACGTTCGTATGAACGATGAAAGCGAGTGGATAAAAATTCCCGACCACCACGAGCCGCTGATAAGCAAGGAACTGTTTGAGCTTGCGAAAAGTAAAATATACAAGGTCAAAATGCCAAACAGGAAACAGCGGGACTATCTGCTCCGCGGCAAGGTCTATTGCGGGTGCTGTGACCACGCGCTCGATGTGGCAAACAGCGGGAGTTACAGGTGCAGATTTTCCGAAAAAATCTCGGAAATGGCTTGTCACGGCTTGAAAATCGGCGTTAAGGAATTAGAGGCAATTGTATTTGATACGATACGCGCACAAGCAAGCTGTGTTCTCGGCAGTCGGGATTTAAGTCCCGCCGATTTGTCCGCTCCACATCAAGCGGAACACAACAAAAAGCTCCGCGATTTTCAGGAGCGCAAGCGTGAGCTTTACGAGCAGTTTGTTCTCGGAGAGATTACCGCTGATGATTACAAGGCTCGTAAGTCGGAAACAGATGTGTTGATTGCCGATGTGAAGAACGTTATAGCGGCGGCTGCGGAGCAAGCGAAATCGGTGCGCGAAGAATACGAGGAAATTAAGCGTCAAAAGAAAATAGCCGACGAACTGAACGCCACCGACACGTTGACTAAATCGCTTGTGGACTTGCTGATAAAACGGGTG